GATATATATCGTGAAATCACAACTGGTCAAGGAAAACCTGGACGAGGTAAAACAGTTCGCCATACATTGAAGTTAACGAAAGGCGGTAAACCTCAACGTAAAGCGCTACAAATTCAAGTGTATAATCGCGAAACTGCTAAAAATACATTTGAACTAAACTTTTATATTTCATAGGATAAGCAATGAAACGGTTTAATGAGTACAACAAAATAGACGAAATTTGTGAGTGTAATGACTTGTATTCAGACTTAATCGTTGAAGCTGCTGAGTATCAAGGTAAGAAAGTTACTTTGAATAATCCTACGCGTTCAAGTGACGGAAAGAAAAAGTTTTACGTATATGTAAAGAATGAAAAAGGTAATGTTGTAAAAGTTGGTTTTGGTGATCCAAATATGGAAATCAAACGTGACGACCCTGCGAGACGTAAGTCTTTTCGCGCTCGTCATAATTGCTCAGATCCTGGTCCTAAGTGGAAAGCAAGATATTGGTCTTGTTACCAATGGCGAGCAGGCGCTAAAGTAGATAATTAATCTATTATAAATAGCTATATAATATTTTTGTAATGTTAACCCATAACAATAATAACAGGTAAGCATCTAATGGCAGACAACTACGACTTAAAAGAGCATGTTAAACGCGAAGAATCGCGCCTTGAAAGAATAGAAGATAAAATAGATAAACTTTCAGACGCAATGATCGACTTAGCTCGAGCCGAAGAAAAGCTTATTAATATAGAAAAGAATAGTCAACAACAATTCGAACGTATGAACCGATTCTCGGCACGTATGGACGAAATTGAAGATGATTTAGCCGAGCAAGGCAAGACTGTGAAACTTATGCAGTTTATAGCAAGTATCGCCACGACAGTAGTTGTAGGTGCTTTACTTAAAATATTTTTCGATAAATAACGGAGATTGACGATATGTCAAATATAAACAAAATTATGGAGGCATACAAGTCAATGAAGGTCTCCGATACTGCTCAAGAAATAGAAGAAAAGAAACTTGACCCAGTAAATGACAAAGAAAACGATAAAGAATTCAAAGACCGTAAAGATAAAGATATCGACAACGACGGTGATGTAGATTCTTCGGACGAGTACTTACATAAGAAGCGTAAAGCGACTGACGACGCGATTGATGCGAAGAAAGAAGCTGTTGAAGCTGAAGGTGAAGAAGAAGTAGCTCCAGCTCCTAAGAAGAAAGAAAAGGTTGTAGATACTAAACGTGCTCAGTCTACTAAAGATATCAAGCACAACGATCACACTTCTGATAAGAAAGCGGAAATCTCTAAGATTGAATCGGTAGATACTCGCGAAGCATTCATCGCTATGTGGTCTGAAATTGAAGAAGCTAAAGGACATAAGAAAGACGCTACTGCTCCTGAAGAAATTGATTCAAAAGAATCTCCAAAGTCTAAAGAGTTTATAGCAAAGCATAAGCAATCTGACAAGAAGATTGAAGATGCGGAAGAAAAGGGTCATGATGTAACGTTTAAAGCTGGTGGCAAAACAATGAAACAAGCTGGTGCACGTAACGGTACTGACAACTTAGCTAACGGCGACAAAAGCCCAGTAAAAGGAAAGTAAAATGATTAAAGCTCCAAATTGGTGTAAAGACGCAGAGCCAACTGTAAAAGGTTGGGTAAGCCCTAAAGGTGAGTTGTTAAAAGCTCAGAAGTTTACTAAGAAGCAAGTGTCAGAATGGCACGATGCTCTAAATGGTGTTGGTAAAAAGCAAGATGTTGCTGAAGTTATCGAACATCACGAAGATCCTATCGAAGTTGAATTCGATGATTTTGATGAGTTAGACGAGGAATAAGTAATGTTTTGGAGTTTCATTAATTCTATCTTTAAAGGTAAAGAAGAAAAATCGGAGCCGAAGGTTTTAACTGAAGCTCCAATCAACCACCGTTCTTTAGAAGAAATGACTAAAGAAGAACTTGATGCTTTAGGCAAACAACACGGTCTTAACTTAGATCGCCGTCGCCGTAAAGCAACCTTAATTCAACAGCTCAAGGATAATAATATCCTTCACGGATAATAAATGTTCAAATATTATGTATTAGTGTCGGGGAGTCTTAATTGTCTTTCCCGACATTTTTTTACCCTCAAAAGAAGCGACGTTGTCGTCGTTATTAATACCCTCGACAAAGAATTCGAAGAACGCGCATATAACTGGTGTACTAAACACGATATAGAATGTTATATCACTAAATCAGACGGAACTGCTGCTACTGGTAAGAACTCCGTTATTGACTTGTTCTTAGAAAGTGATAACGAATATATGGTTCAAGTAGACGGCGATGATATTATCACTAAGTACGGCAGAAACCTTTATCGCACTATCGCTCAATTTGATAATCCACCTGATATACTATGCCTATCAAATCAGTTATCTCTAGCAAAATATGATGGTGAAGAGTTTGATGACCAAGTAGACTCTACTCTTGTAAAGAAATCATATATGCCAAGTAAACGTCTTGGTCCTTGTTTACCACATAATAAAGATTTTGATTTTACGTTTATTAAAGATCATATGAGTCTATCTCGTACGATGAAAGAATCTTGGTACGTAGAAACTGATGATGAAGCGCGAAAGTTATCTGCTGCGAGAATAGAGATCGACCTTGTAGCTCAACGCCACGGTCAAGCTAAAGAAACGTTCAACCGTATTGTATTTTATTCACGCAAAGGCGCTTCGTTTACTCTATACGATAATACTTTACATATAGGCGAAGATACGGTACAATACTATAAGTTAAAGAAACTTGCGTATGATGGATTGATTGATATGAAATTGTACGACGAGAACTGGGGTCGGACTTATCTTTATATGGAAGATACCGAAGGCGTCGTGAGTATGGATCTTAATGTATCGAAAGAAGAATTAAAAGAAAAGAAGCGTAATCATTGGAACTGGTTAGTGCCGTTAAGGGATGAACTAAATAAGATTAAAGATAATCTTCCAATAAACTTTCAACTCGAGTACATTGACGAACCTTACTATGAAGTTAACAAAGAATAATTTCCTACTCTATGCTGCGAAGCATTACCATAATCCGACCTGTATCGACGAAGAAGAATTCTTTGAAGACCTCAATCGATTTAAGTACTTGAAAAGGTTGATGAATAAGTATAAGCAGTCTGGAGAGATATCAGAACGCTTGGTATTAAATCATTTGATAGTTATCCTTAATGTATTTGGAAATGAAGCAGGGATTGAGATGCTTGCGAATAGAATAGAGTTAGAACATTGGAACGCACTCAAGCCATTCCTTATCTTTTTAAGAGCAATTAAATATGATGAGATTACTGGCATTGAAATGGATAAATACGTAATAAGCAAATTGAGAGAATTAAAATGGGAATCTTAAAATCAGCAGCGGATATCGTTTACACGATTCGCTTTTTGAAACTACTGACAACGCCAATCGAAGAAACCGACGCATACAAAGCAGGTATCATCGACGAGAATGGTGTGCGTCGAAAAGATTTCGATATGATTCCATTAGCGAATCGACAACTGTATCAAGAACATTACACTTCATTCCACAGACTTGTCTATAACCTAAAGAAGATTTTAGCGAAAGCTCCAGGTGGCAACTCAGTTGTTGCTCGTTACGGTGCTGCTCTCGCGTTAATAAAAGAACACGGTGAACTCAGTAACTCAAACGTTGAGAAGATTCATAATAATACTGGCTTAGATATGATTGACATTCTTGCCGAACAATCTCAGTGGTATGTATTACCGAATGGAAACTTATCTGAAGGTGTATATCGTATGGCGAATAATACCGTTACTGATCAATGTGAAGAACTTGTACGTAAAGACGACCAAGTACGCGTCTCTAATGGCGAACCAGTTCATACTGTACTTGGTATTAGTGTATATGAAGCAACCCATCTTCGTTCGAAACAACGAATCCTAATTACTTCTGCGGAACTTAAAAAATAATGAACTACGAATTTTTAACTGAAGGTCTTAGTTACGTAGAAGGTCATCTTCTACCAACAGAAAACACAATCTCAGCTTTCAAAGAAGTATATGATATAGTACAACCAAAGCGTATCTTAGAAATAGGATTTAATGCTGGTCATAGTGCTTATATGTCTCTTGAAATGCTTCCTGACGTTCAGTATCGTTCATTAGATATATGTCGTCACAAATAT